CCATATTTTTCCCCCGGGGGTCATATTTGCACAAAGTCTTTTGGTCTCCGCGGGTCCTGAAGCTCCAGAGTTGGGAGAACGGCGGTCTCGTGACCTCTGCCGCCGGACTCTGGGGCTTCAGAACCCTCGGCAAAGTCGTACTAAGGGAAGGAGGAGTCGCCCTATGGCGAGAGCAAGAGCACCGAACGGATCGGGAAGGCGCCGAAGGCCAGCGACTTCTCCCGACGTTCGAGAGATAGAGATCTCCTCGCAGGCCTATGACCTCGCCGAGGAACAGATCAGGCAAGGCACCGCGTCGTCGCAGGTCATCACCCACTTCCTCAAGATGGGTTCGACGCGGGAACGGCTCGAGCAAGAGCGCATCGAGCACGAGAACGAACTCCTGCAGGTCAAGCGCCAGGCGATCGAGAGTCAACAGCGGATAGAGGAGCTGTACGTCGACGCCATTCGCGCTATGAAGTCCTACTCGGGTTCAGAAACCCAGGAGGACGAGGATGATGGGCCGGATTAGGCGCTATCGCGAGCTTGAACGTCTTGAGACGTTCGAAGAGCGGTTTGACTACTTGATGCTCGCAGGCCAGGTAGGCCTAGCGACTTTCGGCTTCGACCGGTGGATGAATCAGAGGTTTTACGCTTCCCAAGAGTGGAAGTGGGCCCGGAACGCGGTGATTCTCCGGGATCGCGGGTGCGATCTCGGTGTTCCGGGTTACGAACTTCACTTCGGGCCTTTGCTCATCCACCACATGAATCCCATCACCGAACTCGATCTGCTGAGCGGTGAGGACTGGATCCTCGATCCGGAGTTCCTCATCACAACTTCACGTCGCACTCACAATGCGATCCACTACGGCAGCAAGGAGTTGCTCCCGCCTGTTGTTGCCGCTCGTCGCCCCGGCGACACCAACCTCTGGTGACCCAAGGAGGTCATATGCCACAGGCCAAGAAGAAGGCCAAGCGCAAGACGCGTCGCCGTCTGTCCAAGCACTTCGTGGTCGAGGAGTTCGACTGCAGGGACGGCACCAAGGTCAAGCCCAGGGAGTACAACGGGCTTCAGTACCTCGCTCGCCAGTTCCTCGAGCCGATGCGCAAGAAGTTCGGCCCCTGTGCCGTCCACTCCGGTTACCGGACGGTCAGCTGGAACAACCACGTCGGCGGGGAGCCCAACAGCTTCCACATCTACACGGTCCACGACGGGAACGACCAGGCTGCGGACGTCTCGTTCGCGCGCGGGGGCCCGAACCAGTGGGCGGCGTACGCCAACGCGATCCGCAAGAAGAAGCGCGGGGGCCGCGGCGGGATCGGCGTGTACTCGTCGTTCGTCCACATCGACATCCGCGACTACGCGGCCAACTGGAGGGGTTGATGGGCCTAGACGGCCTGTCGAACCTCATCGAAGGAGGTCAGATGCAAGATCAGCCCGACGTCCCGCGGGACGAGCTGACCAAGGAGGAGCTCGCGGCACGTGGCGAGCAGCCCGACGACGCCCAGGCGGCCGAGGCCGACCAGGTGCAGGCCGGTCACGAGGCCCAGCAGGAGGGCGGCGGTGACGACGGCGACGACGGTGGCGGTGACGAGCCCGCGCCAGTCGACGATCCCAACCTGCCGGACGACGGCGACCCGGAGGCCGACGGCCTCGACCCCGAGCCCATCCCCCCGGGGGACTTCAAGGATCCCGAGCCCGAGACCTCGGACACCGGCGAGGTTCGCGAGGACCCGGCCGACCTCTCGGGGATCCAGAAGGAGTTCGAGGACTGACCTGACCTGAACCACGAGAAAGGAGGTGGAGAATGGAACAGAGCATCCTAGTCAGCACCAAGAAGATCCTCGGTATCAGTCCTATGGACGAGTCGTTCGATCTCGACATCACGACCCACATCAACTCGGCCATCTCCGTTCTCCAGCAGGTGGGGCTGGCCGTCTCGGGGTTCATCGACTCCGACGGCGACACCGAGTGGGAAGATGTGTTCGGAGAGAACCCGCAACTCCCGCTGATCAAGACCTGCGTGTATTTGCAGGTCCGGGTGCTCTTCGATCCGCCTGCCACCTCGTATCTGCTTTCTGCTGCACAGGGGCAGATTCAGGAGCATGTCTGGCGCCTCAACGTTGGGCGCGAAGACGTCGAATGGGTCGACCCCGACCCGCCGGGGGTTCTGAACGATGTCTAACCTCGTCATCGTCGCCATCCCCGCCGAAGACGACTACGTCCACAAGATCTCGAGCGAGAAGGTCCCGCACTGCACCCTCCTGTTCCTGGGGGACGCGATGACCACCCCGAACGTGACCATGATGATCGAGTTCCTCGAGCACGCGGTCAACTTCTGGGAGCGCGGGCCCTTCATGCTCGAGGTCGACCACCGGGGAACGCTGGGAGAAGATGAAGCCGACGTGCTCTTCTTCAAGAAGAACTGGAGCGGTCGGGAGCTCGAGTCGTTCCGCGGCCAGCTCCTCAAGAACCATCCGATCCGCAACGCCTACGACAACGCGACTCAGTTCGAGGGCGACTGGGTTCCGCACATGACCCTCGGGTACCCGGCCACCCCGGCCAAGGAGGACAAGCGTGACTATCCCGGTATCCGCTGGGTGGACTTCGATCGCATCGCCCTCTGGTTCGGGGACTACGAAGGCCCCGAGTTCCGTCTCGAGTATTCCTACGACCTCGCGGAGGTGAGCATGAGCGTTACGACCGAACGTGGTGAGGAGTTCATCTCCCACTTCGGGGTGAAGGGAATGCGCTGGGGCGTCCGCAAGGAGCGGACCGTCAGCACATCCGTGCAGACCGACACCGGCCTCATCAAGCGCAGGACCAAGGTCCAGACCAAGGGAGGGGAGTCCGCTCCGGCTCATACCGATGCGGTCATCGCTGCCGTTCAGAAGCAGAAGCTCAAGAGGAGCGGGACGGACGCCTTGTCGACGGCGGAGCTTCGTGAGCTCTCCACGCGACTGCAGCTCGAGGCTCAGGTCGAGACGCTCACGACGAAGAAGGGCAAGAAGTTCGCCAAGCGTCAGCTCGAGACCGCGGGCCAGCAGCAGATCCAGCGCGGCGTCGCCAAGGGCATCGCGACCACTGCGGCCAAGCGGGGAGGCAAGGCGGCGATTCTGCTCGCTTAGGAAGGAGGCTCCACGGTGCTGTCCAATACTTCAGTTCCTGTCTATTACGGGCAGTTCCGCAACGCCGTCCTTCGAGGCGAGGTTCCGGTGAACCGTGAAATCTCTCTGGAGATGAATCGGATCGACGCGCTCATCGACAACCCCAACATCTACTACGACGATCAGGCGGTGGAGGGCTTCATCAGGTTCTGCGAGGGCGAGATGACTCTCACGGACGGTGGAGACCTTCACCTCCTGTTCAGCTTCAAGCTGTGGGCCGAACAGGTCTTCGGCTGGTGGTACTTCGTGGAGCGCAGCGTCTACGTCCCGGCCAAGGATGGCTACGACGGCCACTACGAGAAGAGGACGATCCGAAAACGGCTGACCACCAAGCAGTACCTGATCGTAGCCAGAGGCGCGGCCAAGTCGATGTACGCCGCGCTGATCCAGGCCTACTTCATGACGGTCGACACCTCGACCACCCACCAGGTGGCGACGGCCCCGACCATGAAGCAGGCCGAGGAGACCATGTCTCCTATGAGGACGGCCATCACGCGCACGCGCGGACCGCTCTTCAAGTTCCTCACCGAGGGCTCGCTGCAGAACACCACGGGCTCTCGGATGCTCAGGCAGAAGCTGGCCTCCACCAAGAAGGGGATCGAAAACTTCCTGACCGGCTCGCTGTGCGAGATCCGGCCAATGGCCATCAACAAGCTTCAAGGATTGCGCCCGAAGATCTCGACGATCGACGAGTGGCTGTCCGGCGACCTGAGAGAGGATGTTGTCGGTGCTGTGGAGCAGGGGGCGTCCAAGCTGGACGACTACCTGATCATCGCCATCAGCTCCGAGGGAACGGTCCGCGCCGGTTCCGGCGACACCATCAAAATGGAACTTGCGGACATCCTCAAGGGCGAGTACCACGCGCCCCATGTCTCGATCTGGCACTACAAGCTGGACGAGCTGGAAGAGGTCGGCGATCCGGCCATGTGGGTCAAGGCTAATCCGAACCTAGGACTTACCGTCACCTATGAGACTTACCACCTTGACGTGGAGCGGGCCGAGAAGGCGCCTGCTTCCAGGAATGACATCCTGGCCAAGCGGTTTGGCATCCCCATGGAGGGCTACACGTACTTCTTCACCTACGAAGAGACGTTGCCTCACCGTCCACGAGACTTCTGGCAGATGCCATGCGCACTGGGCGCGGATCTATCACAGGGCGACGACTTCTGCGCGTTCACCTTCCTCTTTCCACTTGGCGGAGAAAGGTACGGCGTCAAGACTCGGAGTTACATCACGGAGCGCACGCTGTTCCTGATCCAGCCCGGTCTTCGTCCCAAGTACGACGAGTTCATCCGCGAAGGGTCGCTTCATGTCATGCCCGGAACCGTTCTGGACATGATGGAGGTCTACGACGACCTCGACGCCTTCATCCTTTCGACTGAGTACGACGTTCGCGCACTCGGGTACGACCCGTACAACGCCAAGACGTTCGTCGCTCGTTGGGAAGCCGAGAACGGGCCCTTCGGGATCGAGAAGGTCATCCAGGGAGCCAAGACGGAGTCGGTTCCGCTCGGCGAGATCAAGAAGCTCTCCGAAGACCGGTTCCTCATCTTCGATCAGCTTCTCATGCAGTTCGCCATGGGTAACGCCATCACCATGGAGGACACAAACGGCAACCGAAAGCTGCTGAAGAGGCGGCAAGAAGAGAAGATCGACAACGTGGCGGCCCTCATGGACGCCTACATCGCCCTAAGAGCAAATCCGGAGGCATTCGAATGAGCGACGCACCGCCGCTGGGCCCAGGACCTGCGGTCCTGGATGCGATTCTGGTCCCGGGTTCACAGCGGGATCGCGCGCGCGCCATGGGAAGGGTGGCGCTGTACGACGGCTTCGGCAATCCGATCGATCTCGCCGCTGGATCGCAAGGTCCGGCTGGTGAAGCAGGTCCCGAAGGTCCGGTCGGACCACAGGGTCCGAAGGGCGACACCGGGAATGTCGGAGCCCAGGGGACGGCTGGCGCCGCCGGTCCGAAGGGCGACGCCGGTGCCCAGGGGCCTCAGGGTCTTCTCGGTCCGAAGGGCGACAAGGGCGACAAGGGTGACCCCGGTCCTCAGGGTTCTGTCGGAGCCACGGGCACCGCGGGCACTGCTGGCTCCACAGGTCCTCAGGGCCCGGCTGGCATCGCGGGTCCCAAGGGAGATCCAGGCCCCGAAGGACCCGAAGGACCGGAAGGCCCAGAAGGGCCGATCGGCGAGGTGGGACCTCCTGGAGTGGCTCCGGTCATTCCGCTGGTCACGTCGCTCCCTTCAAGTCCGATCGACGGTCAGGAGATCTACTTCTTGGCCGATGCGGTGAAGGGGATCATCTGGCATTTCCGCTATCGCCTGGCATCTCCGTCCGGCTACAAGTGGGAGTTCGTCGGAGGGTCGAAGCTGATGGCCAACAACCCGAACTTCGAGACGACGGCAAGTCTCAATTTCGTCGAGCTGGGAACGCCGACCACGTTCACACTCGCTCTCGCGGGCGATTACAACATGGGGCATGGTGCTGGCTGGTCTGACGTCGTCGGTACGGGCTATGCGAGCGCGGCCATCGCTTTCAACGGCATCACGGATGATCGCTCGCTGATTCAGATGTACACGAACGCCAACGCCGACGGCGCTTCCCCCGCTCACATGTACCGGAAGGATGACGTGATCGCGGGTCAGGTCGTCCGGCAGCTGTACAAGGTGAACGCCGGTACCGGTCGCTGGGACAATCGCTGGCTCGAAGCAACACCGATTCGAGTCGGCTGATGACCGACCCCAGAACTCTGGACGCCCTCCTCATCGTCGGCGCCAAGAGAGATCCGAGTGCGATCTCGGGCCGGATGGCTCTCTACGACGCCCAGGGCAACCCGCTCGACCTGGCCGAGATGTCCCAGGGGCCTGTCGGACCCAAGGGC